GGTAATATCTTTCTTTAGTATTTAATAATTCAATGCTACATTCTTCTAACACTTCAAACGTATGATTTATAACTCCATATTTTAAAAAAGAATTATACAACTTTATTTGATTTTTACAATGCAATAGATTTTTATAAGACCTAAATCTTTTTTCTATGTTTATAGATTGACCTATATAAACTTTATTACTTGGACTTGTTATTTTATAGATTCCTATCATTTATTAAATTTAACAATATCTTTTATATTAAAGTCATTTATAGTAATATTATTGTCAACTGTTTCTTTTGGTTTGCCACAACCGTACTCAATTAGAATCTTTGCACTTGCTATTCTATCTGTTGGTCTTTTAGTTTCGTCTATCATTATTTCTGCAATAACTCTAAACGCATCTTGTACGTGTGGTTGTGCTAAAGTAAAGCCTTTTATTTCATCTGCTAAACCTTTTCGACCTGCACCCTCTCTTTTTCCTCCTGTTCCTGCCATTGAATTCTAATGATTAATCAATAGTTTTTATATTGTATTAAAGTCTTATCTTTTCTTTGTCCCTCGCTAAGTATTATCTTAACACCTTTGAAAGTGTTTCTTACCTCTTGGTAGTCTTGTTCACTATGTTTGTCTGATAACCAAAAAGTATTTATCTTTTCTCTAGGTACACAAGCATCTATTATATGTTGCTCTATTAATTCAATTAACGACATTAGCCTCTGGTATATCTTCTGTAAACATTCTTACAAAGTCATCCTTTGATATTATTGTTACTTCATCTCTTTCACTTTCTATGTTAAAGACTTTATAACCCTTGTACTTTTCCTTATTGTAGAATGCTAAACCAAAGCAAAGTAAATAAAATTCTTTATTCTTTTGCTCTTGTGGAATCTTTTTAATTAGCTTCTTAAATACTCTCTCTACTTCTAAACTCATATTACCAATTATTAACGTTTGTAATACAGTAATCACTTCCTGGATGAGCATTCATCCAATCTCCTTGTTGAAGATAAAATCTTTTTTCGTTACCACTACAACTGTTTCTAATTACTACTGAATAGTCTTGTACGTTGTCGCTTACTACTAAACCACAGTTACAAATTTCTTGTGGCTTGTTTGGTTTAATCTCATCTTTTTTGCAGCTTAACGCAATTAGTGAAATAAGTATTAATAGTTTAGTTTTCATATTCGTTGTATACTTTTTGTAAGTTGTTAATAAACTCTCTCCAACATGAACCGCATTGAGTAGGTTCTTCGTTTGTTCCAAATACTCTATTATAAATTGTTAATAGTTCTATTTGTTCACTTGGTTTAATTGCTTCTCTATGTGTTACCTTAAAGAAGTTAGTTAAGAAGTTGTATTCGTCTTCAACTAAACATGAAAGTTTTTTGTAAGGGAATAATTTATTTAGTTTCTCTTTTCGTTCGTCGCATCCACAATCCTCTCCTGCAATGAACTTTACTAATGCTTTTATTCCCGTTGCAGTAGTTATCTTTTCAATAGTGTCACCTAATCCTTTTGACGCTTCTATTTGTTCTTTTGTTCTTCTTACTCTTGCCATTTTATTTATATTAATTCGTAATCTTTGTTTAAATAATCCTCATAGCTTTCGCCTACATTCTCTCTTAACTTTTGCTTACATCTCTTTAACGTTGTAAATATAGTCATGTAATGAATATTAGACTTTTCAGCTATTTTTCTTATACTTAGTTTCTTCTCGGTATAAATATCAAACGTTAATTTATCGAAAGGATGCCAATTTAATGTTTCTTCGTTTATCTTTTGTTTAATGTTTTCGTAGGCTTCTTGTTCGTCTAAAGTGCTTTCTTCATCTGTTAGAAATCTACATTCGTCAATCGGTAACTTCTTTTTAATTAAAACCTTTTTGTATCTATCAAAGTCGCCATGTAACGTTCTTAATATCATGTAAACGTATGAACGGTTAACTTTACCATCATTAACGCATTTATCGATATGGTTACACCTAATAACTTTCATGTACATTTCTTGTACTATCTATTTCTTTGTTTTAAAATCTTTGTAGAACTTTAAAATATGTAAATACATTTCGTTTATATACTCTGACTCGTCATACATTAACATACATGATTTATGAAAGTCTTGAAACGTTCCGTAATCAGTTATAATCCAACGTCTTAACGGCAATTGAAGTATTTGTTTAAGAAGTTCTCTGTTTTCCATGAAGCAAATATAATTATTTTTTTATATTACAAGCACAATTTTTTGAGCAATATTTAATTTTCGTATTTGATTCAAATTCTTTGTTACAGTTTTTACATTTGTTAACTATCATAATCGTGTGTTATTTCTACTTCATAACCTAACTTCTCTAATATACCTTTCACAATTGTTGAAGTATCTTCATTTCTAAATTCTAGTTCTTCACCATTAACTGTTGTTATAGTTCCGTAGTCATCGCAACAACCATCACCACACTTATACCAGTATTCACTAAAATGTATTTTAACCTTGTTTTTCATGCTTTTCTTTTAAATATATTTCAATCATTTTTTCAATACTTAATCCCATGTACTTTTCTCCGTGTAATTGAAACCATCTAAAGAATCTATACAGTTGGTTTGCTTCTTTATTATCCTTCATGTTAACTTTTTTTAATTTTCTTTACACGTTTTAATTTCATGTAAAGTTTTTTATCTTTTGTTTATACTTCTCTATTATTTGTTTAAGTTCTTCTACTGTAAATTTTCTTGTTAGTTGTGAATCTACTGTTAATTTTTCAAATGCTTCGTAACCTATTTTTTTAACTAGGTTTTCACGATACTTTAAAAGATTACCATGTAAGAATGTATTACAGTATTCACATTGTAAATGTACATTGTTTTCTCCATCTTTGTTTGTTCTGCAAAGTGTTTTATACATTCATCGTTTATCATGCAGTATTTTTGATTAAACCATTTAGGTTCAAACTTGTTCTTACATTGCTTACACCTCATCTATTTTAAAGTTTTGGTTTACTATTTCTATTCCAAAGTCAACACATAGTACCTCTGTTTCACATATTAATGCTTCCATTTCTTCGTGTGTATATAGTTTTGTACTTATATCTTTATCTAAATCAGCATTGCTTTTTAAAATAGCATCTAATTCATCTATTCCGTTATGATATCCTATACTTACCCACTCACTAAATAGTTTGTGAAGTAGTGTTTTATATTTTATTATTTGTTTTGGTGTACTCATCTTATTTGCTTATTGTGGCTCTTACTTCTTCGCCTAGTTGTTTTCTTAATTTATATTTATAACCTCTTAAAGTTTCGTTTTCCTCCTGCAAACGTTGGCGACATCTTCTTATCGTTTCTGGACTTGTTAACTCTCCATTTATTAACATATCTAAAAAGTCTTTTTTATCTTCTATATTGAATGAATCTTCAGACCATATAATTGATATTAATAACCTATCACAATCTCTAGTATCTTTGTTTACTTCTAAAATACTTTTTACTCTTTGTTTTACTTCGTTGTTAATCATAATAATTCTATTAAGTTTTTGTTTTCTTGTTTTGCTTCTTCTAATTGTTTATCTACTCTCATCAATGCTATTTGATAGCTTGATATTAATGTTTCGTTACTTCTAACTATCTTCTCTAACTCTATAATGCAATTTAAAGCGTTTTTAATGTCTTCTAAAGAGTTTTCTAGTAATTTAGTATAATTACCTTGTTTATCTTTTTGATATGCCGTTAAATGCAATATTTTTAAAGTAGCTTGTAAACTTCGTAAATTTACAATATTTAAGTTAATTTCTATTTGTGTCATCAAAAAGGGGTGTCATCAGGTTTAACATATTTTAATTCTGTTTGTATTGGTTTATCAAAATCACTCATAGCACTTGAAAGTGGTTTTATAACTAAATCATTTACAATACCATTTTTTCTTTTAATTGCATCTTTGCCACCATTTGTAAAACCTAAACCATAATTATAATTAAACATTAAAGGCACATTTAATTCTGTTTGTTTACCTCCAGTATCTCTATCTTTAATTTTTTCAACATCGATTAAAGTTTGAAACTTCATCCCCTCATGCTTAACAAGTCTATGAATAACTATCATATCATCACATCTATTTAAAAAAGGTTTACCTCCCTCAATATGTGCTTTCAATGGTGGCTTTAAATGTCCCTCCCAAGGGTGTTTTGCTGGATAAATCATTGATGTTCTACCTGATTCACTTGTTGGATGTGTACTTAAATAAATAGTTTTATTAGTTTGATTACAAAATTGTCGTGCATTATTTAAGAAATTGTAATTGTCTGCATGAGTCATTCCTCTATCTAAACCCGTAAAAGGGTCAATAAAACATCCATCCACTTCAATAGAGTTGAATATTTCTAAAAGTTGTTCAGGTTTATAAAGTTTTGAATTGTCAACGAATTTAAACCAATGCTCAATTTTCATTTCATATCTACGAATTTCTTTGTAGTCTAAATCAAAATAGTTTTTACCTGAATACATTTGAATTAAATCCCTCATCACTTGACCACTTGAATTTTCGCCCATCCAAATACACCATTTCAAATCGTGTTGAGTTGATAAAGCTAACATATACCATTCAAACCAATAAGACTTACCAACATTATCATGTCCTAAAATAATATTTAGTTGTTTACGCTTAAAAAGAATATAATCATCTAACTCAATTCCTAAACCTAAACCTTTCTGAACTTTACCGTCTCGGTAATCATTCAAGAATTTTGTACTATGTCCTGAATTTAATATCATTGTTGATTAAGTTTTTTCATTATGTTTAAATAATAATCATCTTGTATTACTTCATTGTTTAATTTATGTGAATGTAACTCAACTGTTTTTTCTCTAGATATGTATTCAGGAGTAATAAACTTATAACTTGTTTCTTTATGGTATTCGTCATTTTTAAGGTTATCAATTACTATTTTAAATGTATCTTTAGGATAATCTTTTAAACGTGCCTTAAATTGTTTCTTTGCTTTATCGTTTATTATTTTAAATTTTTTATCAAAAGTTAAATTTATATATTTTAAAAGTTTATCATAATCAATTGATGATTTATCATCTTCTTTTAATTCTTTATTTTCTTTTCTTTCTTCTATTGTTGTTAGTTGTTTGTTAGTTGTTTGTTGATTGTTTGTTAGTTGTTTGTTAGCTTCATCACTTTCAAACTGATAACTCTCATATTTACAAATAGTTATCTTTGTTAGTTTGTTTGTTGATTTTACATCAATTTCTTTTGTCAACTGCAATTTTTTTAAACAAGTTCTAATTGTCTGAATTGATATATTTGTTTCATCTGATAGGTGTTTTAATGAAGTAATAAACGAACCTTTTTCAACTTCTATACCTTGAAAGTTACCCTCTTTAAAATTAGATTTAATTAAACAATGAATAAATAAGTGTACCATTTCGCTTTTATTATACCACTCCCAATCTTTAAATTGTCGGTGTAATTTTATCCAACCTATATTCATATTAAAAAGGCATTCTCGCAATTTGTTTGCGAAGTTCTTTACTTAATTTTATAGCCGTTTGTCTATCTAAAAAGATTATAGAATCATCTTCTTTATCATTTCCTTTTGAAATTGATATTACTAACTGTTCTAAATCAATCATTACATCTAATTCTATGTAATCTTCTTTAAATGATACATCATGAAATTTTAAACTTACCATAATTTTAATAAAGGTTTTTAGATTACCAGTAACTTTTAAATAAAAAAAGCCGAGTAAATTGGTGCGTAGGATTACCAATTATACTCAGCTTATTTGTTGTTATAAAATTTCTTTGAAGTTTCCTACGCTTCGTATGCAAATATAGTAATTTATTTTAAATACAATACTTTTTAATTATTTTTTTTAAATGTTATATAAATAATACTTTTACGTATATTAATTAGTTAAATGTTATAAAAACAATTCATTTTCGTAAAGTAGTTCGTGTAATTTAGTTCTTACTTTTTCAGCTAATTGAATATCTTCGCTATTTTCTGAATACTTATACATATTACGATAGTAGTTATCTAATTCGACAACTAGCATTCGCCATTTAAAACCGTTCATACAGTCTTTTATTTCGTCTGCATCTTCAAAACTATCGAACTCTAATATTACTTTTGCCATAATTTAAGGTTATTTGTTTAAATTTTAATTTTATTTTAAGGTTATAAGCCTAAAAAATTGTAGTTAATCGTGCAACCTGACCGAAGTATTTATGAAATATAAATCCCTCAATAGCTAGTGGTGAATGTTGGTAACCTTGTTTATGATGCCAACTATCTGCTGGACTTGGTGAGCGTAAAGACTCTAGTTGAACACTCATAACATCTTTACTTGTTTTATGGTGTACATGATGAGTAAACCAATAACGGTGTTTACATCTATGCCAATTTTCACTTGCTTCGTGGCACATAAGTAATGGTAAATCACTAATCTTTGCAGTATCTCCATGAGTTGTACCAATTAAATTACTACCATAAACACTGTATTTTCTACTCGATGGCGTTCTATTAAAATACATATTCGGATGGTCATTAAACCAACTATAAAGTGAATCCATTAAAAAGAATCCGCTCATTTCATCATGGTTTGAAACGTTATAAACTATTTCTAAATCTGCTATTAATACTAATGTTTCAATTATATCTATGTATAACTGCTTTGCCATTATAAAAGCATCGAACCATTTTAAATGTGTATCTTGTTGAGTACCTTTAGTAGTTTGATTTTTAGTATTATCGGTGTTTAATATGTCATTACCAACTATTAAAATAATTTTATCAATGTTAAAACCTTTTGACTTTTCTATAATACTAGCTACTCCATCTTTAACACGTTTAACTGCTATTTGTGAATTATATTCTTCTCCAGTTTCAAATGCAGAACATAACTTATTAATGTGTACATCCGCTGGATTTATAAATAAGCAATGAGTATCTAGTTTGCTAGTGTTTCGATTTATTAGAATGTAGTTAGGTTTTATTTCTTTAACTGAGTTTATGAAGTCATCTTTAAACTCTTCATAGTTAAACTTATCTTCACTTCCTTTAACATTGATTGAGTAGTTTTTTCCTTTATACCAATAATGCTTCACTTTTTCGGGGTCTATTCCTACTTTATCACATTCGTCTAATATACCTTTATCGACTCTGCTACTAATTAGCCTTGCAATATTTCGCCTAACATTATCGTTAAATTCAATATTTAGTTCTTTACACATTAAACGAGCCACTTCTCGCTTTGAATTATTTGACTTATATAACTCCAATATTCTGTCGATATTCTCAACCATAGATTAAAAATTAATACATAAAAAAAGCAACGCTAAATTAATAACGTTGCTAAATTAAATATATTTATTAACAAATTACTTTTTAGTTAAAAATATTCAAATTTCATGCTCTTTTAAATAAAGTTGTATAACTGCTATTGACTTCTCTAAATCTTCTTTAAATTTCCCTTTCTTTTCTGCTCTCTCAAGACGTTTTACTATGTCAAATAAATAAGTATTCCAACCTCTCTCTTGTGCTACCTTGTAAAGTGTTCCTTTGCTATTATCGTAGTGTTTAGGTGTTTTTATTTCGCTTGTTTCTTCATGTAATTCAAACTGTTCATAATCCCATGTAGTACCGTAGTAACCAATTTTATAGGTTATAATACTACTTTCTATAACTGTTCCAACAAATGATTCTTTATTTTGTTTAGTTACTTTTACCTTAATAGGCATTGTTTTTGAGATTGCTATCATAATTCAAAAAATTGTCTTAGTTTTATTTTTACGTTGTTTTGTTGTTCAATGCTTTCTAAGTCTGCATTGTTAATTAAATTTGAATCTGCTTTAATTAGCTTTTTAATTACTGTTTTAAGATTATTAGCTAAATGCTTATCTATTATGTCTTTCCTTATTTTTTCATCGCTTAAAACGTCTTCAATTAAGTCTGCTAGTAATGGCATCATAATACAACACGCTAACAGTTTTTTATGGTTTAATTCAGTCATATTTTAGTTTATAATATTGTTTAACTTCTTCCTTGTTTTCAAACTTGATTACCTCAAATTTGTTTATTTCGTAGTTGAATTTTACCGTATATAAATCGTTTAATGTCCTTTCAATTTCACATTTAATACAAACTTTACACGTTCCTTTGTCTGCTTTTAATTGATACTTTCTATTATCTATATCAAATTTATCTAAGGCTAGTAATTCTTTACAGTTAAAGCATTTTTTCATTAGTCGTTTTCTTCGTTAACATACCAACCACAACACTTTTTACTTACTGCAAATGCTCTAAAATCCTTTCTAAAGAACCTTTGCTTTCTAATCATTGCTTTTGACCAGTCTTTAATTATTATCCTTTTTCGCATCTTCAACCCAGTTTAAATATTTTTCTTCTTTTGCTAAATCTTCAATAACTTCATTATATACATCAACGTTCGGATTAATAAAACTATCATTCTTTTTTAAATAGTCATCTGTTAACTGCTTCATTTCACGCTTTACGCTTATTGTTTCTACAACCATCCAAGCTATTACAGTAGCTAGTGCAATTATTGTTACTGCTAATAAATACATTTTCATTTTACCAATTTTTTTAATAATTCTACATTTTTTTTACTCCAAAATTCAACTAATTTTAATTGAATAAACTCATTAATTTCTAAACCTATTTTATCATATTTATAATATTCTCCATATTTCCTTTTTAATAATATTTTTTTATAAACTAAATCTAAAGGTAAATTCATATTATAAACCGAATCATGTATTTCGTTTTCAATTTCAAGTCTACAACTCCATAAATCTATTTTATAAGTTTTTGATTTTTTTACATTTTTATCTAAAAAAGTATTTACATACATAAATATTATTTTTTTCTTTAATGAGTTATAAACTAAAGCAACTTCTTTTTTGGTTGGATTTACAATAGTTAAATATTGCTTATTATAATTATCTACTTTAGCTTCATAAAACTGTATTCTATCAATAATGTATTCTTTTTCATTATCGCTTACTTTTAAAATATTTTTATAACATTCTAAAATTTTAATCCATGAATTTACATCTTCAATATTATCCATTATTCAAAGTTTTTTACTTCAACATCTCTTAGTTCAAGTTGTTTAGAATACGTTGTATTATGTTCATTTAATTGTATTAATACTTTTACTTTATCTAATTCATATCTCATCAAGTTATTAGCTTGTTTAATTAAATTAGCTTGTGTATTAGCTTGATTAATATCTATTGTTCCATTGTCTAATTTTTCCATTTGGTCAAATAAGAAATGTAATAATGATTTGTTGTTTACTGGTTTCATTTTACTTGTTTTAAAAATTCTTTTACTCTGTTTAAATTCTCTTTTTTAAAGTCTATATGCCTATTCAACCATAAATTCAATGAAGTGTTACACATATTAAATTCGTTTATTAGTTGTTTAGAGATGATTCTACGACCTTTTTCTCCTTTAGCTACATAAGTACTTTCTAATAAATAAATACTTTCTCTAATCGCTTTGTTTTCGTTCCTTGTTTCTTCGCTTATTCCACCGTTTTTAATCATAACCAATCTGCATTAATATTTCCTAACCACCATTCTATTCCATCTTCTAAAGGTTCTGTATTTTCTTCTAGCCATTCAATCGCATCTTTTTTGCTTTCAAACCTTTCTTTTAATTGGTCAATACATTCCCCATCTTTAAATAACATAACATAAATTGGTTTATAATTATAGTTGTCTCCTAATGCTTCCTGATAGTTACCCTCTCGCATTAATTGTTTATCTGACTTTTCCATTACTTACTATTTTTAATCATCATTAATCTATCGTACAAACTTGAATTAAAATTACCCGACTGCTCCCACCATAACTGTGCAACTGATTTAGTAACTCCATTGTTTTTTGGAATGTAAACGTTTTCACTCCAATCCGCTTTTTTTACTGTTTTAGTTTTAAATAGTTTCATAATCTAAAATTTAGTTCCGTTAATAAATGTATTTTTTAAGTCGGTGTTTAGTTCATCCGTAACCTCTGTAAAGTATTTATCGTTATAACCTTTATAATTGTCTATGCTTCTTACTGCGTGTAATACAGTGGCATGATTTTTACCTCCACAAATATCTCCTATTTCTTGAAGTGTTAATTTAGTATTCTTTTTTAAATACCAACAAATCAATTGACGTTTAAATACTAATTCTTTTTTTCGGTTAACAACACAAATACTGTATTTTTCGATTAACTCTTTAACTCTTGCTAATGCTTGACTAGTGTATTTTACATCATCTGTAAGCATCATTATTCTGTAATTCGCTGGTAACATAAATTTATACATTTTTACTTTCTTTTAGTTCTTTTAAATCTTTTATAAATTCTTTTGTCGCTATTATTAAAGCTCTATATTTTAATCTAGT